TAAGCGATTGATTGTTGACATGCTCCGTAAACTTGCTGAGCAATCTGATAACACTGTTGACGATGAAGCTGTGAAGTTTATTGAACGTGGACTATTTGGTTCCGTTGAGTGAGCCTCCGGTATTACCTTCGTTAACCCTTCCAGAAGCGCCTGTAATGCCTTCTGCGGTGCTGGAGGTACCAAGAGGACTGTTACCTAGTTACAAGCCCCTTGTAGTGCCTCCTAGCACCCTTAGACCGCCTCCTGGTATTCAAGGTCCTGGGGCATCGGAAGAAGAAGAGACAGAATCAAAAAAAGAATTAACAAAACCTAAACCAAAGGTTGACAAAAACCTTCCTAAACAAAAGGAGGTTCAAATGGTTGATGTGCCATTTACGGACTTAGAAGTCCCGATGCCATCAACTGAAATCATGACAGCTGCAGCAACGACAGCGGTTATATCCGTTGTGGCCACCCTTACTGCTACATCTATTTTTAAATATCTTGTAATGGTAATGAAGCCCGTCGTTAAACAAACATGGAACAAGATAACCAAGAAAAAGAAATAAAGAAACCACTGCTTAAAAAAATTAAAGAACAAGCTGAGCACGACGTTGAGATCCTTGGAACCTTTGTTCGTCTCGGTGTTGTTGTTTGGAGTGGTTTTATTATTACTCTTAACTACGTTGAGTTACCAATGATTGAAAAAGGTAAAAGCGGCGGTGACATTACTTTTGTTGCTTCTGTATTTACTGGTGCTCTTGCCACATTTGGTTTGAATACCTCAAACAATAAAAACGGTAACGGAAACGGTAAACCTCTAACTGATCCTAAAAAGAAAGAAGAATGAAAAAGCTTTTCCTAATTCTGCTTTTTGCAAGTCCCGCTGCAGCACAACAAGTGACTCCTAACTTTACCCAGGGGTCGATGCAAGCTACTACTACAACCACCGTGGATATTAGCCGCACCATTGCGACCAATGTATATGGTGGCGATTATAAATCATGGTCTGGAACAAACGTAACGCCCAGTGGGGACATTTTAGACTCCTCCACCACCTATTCTGTAACCAACGCAGGGGAACAGTTTCAACTAGAAGTTGTAACCCGTGCAGCAGGGGTCATCGAAGACAGCCTGGTAACCGAAACCATTCAACAAGTTTCTACCACTACCTCGTTGTCAGTCTTCTCTCAGTAAGCCCAGCTTTAGCAAATGAACCACAAGTTCAAAACACAGCTAATCCTATAGCTGCTGCTACTGGTAACGTCACTAATCAAGCGGTACAATTCCAAAACAACGGAGCACCTAGTAGACAATACTTTAGCCCAGGTAACTCGTGTAACGGCACTACAATGACCTTTTCACCGTTTTACATGGGCAACGAGACTGTCCCTTACAGAAGTTCTGGTTATGTGCACGGTAATAACTACGGTGCACAACTTAATTTTAGTATACCGCTTGATGGTGGCATGACAGAACTTTGTAAAAAGATTGCTAAACGTCAAGAGGAGAAACTTCGCCTTGACTACGAACTTGTACGTGCATTGAAATGTACTGAGATTATGAAAGCTGGGTTTACTTTTAGACCCGGTTCACGTGTTGAAGTCATGTGTCACGACATTGTTCCTATTGTGTCCCTTATCGAATCTAATTAATGTCTTTTCAAATCATTGACACCTTTACTGGTAAGGTGTTGACTACCTGTGAAACCCAAGCCCAAGCTGAAAAAGCTGAAAGCCGCTTGGTACATGAACCCGGTGAATTACGATATGAAATCGTAGCACCTACTCCCACTGCTAAAAAGAAAACTACTAAAGTTGAGGTAGCAGAAGATGCCGAAGAAGAAGGCAACTGAGGATCAGTTTAACGAACTTCACAACCTCGTTACATCTGAATTTCTTAGTCGAATTAAATCTGGTGAAGCCACGACACAAGACCTTAAGGCTGCGTGTGATTGGCTAGCCAAGAATGACATCAGTGGTGTTGCCTTTGAAGGTAATCCCCTTGATAAGTTGGTGTCTGTTATGCCAACTGTTGATCCAGAACTAGTCCAGCGGAGGTTGTATGGCCCGAAAGTCTGAATACAGCGGTCCTAAATACGCTAACGGTAACTACAAATCGTATCAAAAGAAATACGATGCTAGTGCCTTGCAAATACGAAAACGTTCAGAACTCAACAAAGAGAATCGTAAACGTGGCACCTACGGTAACGGAGATGG